CTTGCGGCCATCGCCTCGCAGCACTTCTCGCACCAGCGATAGTTCCGCATGGCACCGTCAAAGGTCGCAGCCAGTGTTCTTACGCGCTCGCCTGGCTGAATCTCTTGCAGGCACATGCCGCAGGTTCCACCCTTTCGCGCCGTGACAATCTTGTCCTTCAGCACCTTGTCGCCTGGGCGGCCAAAGTCGCCCTCGAAAGGGTTGCATTTGAGGCAGTCGGTTTCTTGCGTCTCGGTCATCAGTTGNNAAAAGTGTCGAGTAGCCGCTGAAGCCGATCTACCTCATCATTTGCCAGCTTTTTCAGACAGAGCTCGAACTCGTGCATGTCAAATACGTTGCGAACCATCTTTGCAACGCATCCCCTATTCATTACTTGGAACGATTGCTCAATGGTCCATCCTAGTTCCCGTAACCGTGATGCGCCATTGCACCCAATTGAACAACACGGCGACCAGTCATGTCGCTGGTCGTCTGGTATTTTGTACTCCATACGGCAGTTGTCGCAAACGCGTGTAGTCATCTAGTCCGTTCCACCATCGTCATTCCTTGGCACTGCTGCTGAGTTTGGAAGTCCGCTGGGCTCCAGCCAGGATATGAGTACTCGTCAATCGACTCCATCAACGCTCCCATTTTGTTGGCGCCGCCTAAATGGTTTCCTTCTGGTCATCAAATCACCCCCACAATTCCAGGGTTGAACGGGCTGTCAAAACTCTCGGCACGTCTGTTGCACGGAACGCATCGCCGGTTGTTGGCGCTCGACGATCCGAACTCATGGCCGCACATCAGGCACCGTCGAACAGCCGGGCCGCGAGCAATATCGGACGCTGACCTTGACTCTAAGTTGCCCGTCGACGATGCCGCCGACAATGCGCGAAGCTCGCGGACGCGCGACGCCACCTGCGTGCCTCGCAGGCGAATCATCTCGCCGACTTGATTGTTTGTCATGCCGGCCTCTCGCAACTCAAGAACCCTGGCGTCCATTCCTGGAGTCCATCGCATCGCGCCCGGTCTGTGAGTGCTCATGTACTGGCCGCTGTCGTCTGTTTTCTTAAGACGACCAAAGCACGATGACAGATCCCTACCTAGACGCCTTGCTATCTCCGATAGCTGAACGCCTTCGCACTTCAGGCGCCACAGATCTGCGTGCTCGTCGGCGGTCCATTGGCGGCGGCCGGTAGTGACCCTTGTCTTTTTCATCGCATCACGTGCACGGTGACTACACCATTGCTGTAGGCGGTGCCGTGTGCTGTCTTTCTGGATTCTCCGGCAGGGGTTGCCTGGATGCGCATGGCGATAGCCGTGTCCTTTGCCGACATGGCCAGCCTGCGCTGCGCCGCGGCTCGCTTGTCGGCAGATAGTCTGGCCATTGTCTTGGCCTTCTCAGCCTCTTTGTACGTATCCGACTTGTAGAGCTTTCTCCCCTTGGCGTAGTTCGAGACTTGGTCTGTGGTCAGACCCATTTCGGCTGCCAGTACTTTCGTGCTGGTGTTCGGGTAGCGCAGGCGAAGCAAGGCATCTTCTGCTTTCGTCAGGAATCGAGGTTCAGCTTGCATTTTCAAGCTCCGCTAACAAGTCGCCGGTCATCCGGAGAGCGTTCTCAAGATTTCGAACTGCCTGTTGGTAGTAGCTTGACTTCAGCTCGATGCCGACGAACTTCCTCCCCATCTGCACCGCCACATGCCCTTCGCTCCCGATTCCTGCGAACGGGGACAGAACGACATCGCCAGGGTTGGTCCATAGCTCGATGCCGCGCCTGATGACCTCAAGCTGCAGCGGGCAGATGTGCCTCTCGTCGGCATGCTCGCGAGCAGACTGATACTGCAGCGTGTCTGATGGGTTGATGTCCATCCATACAGGGCTTGCGATCTTCTGCCAGTAGCTCACCGGGTAGTTGTCTGGCGTATGCGTCACGCGCTCATCTTGCTGGCCTGGTGCGCGCACGGTGATCAGGTAGTCCGGCAGACCTTGCCGGCACATCGACGCATTATCGCGCACCGACTTGTGCAGCAGCCCGATGGCCTTGGTGCGCTGCATCTGAGTGACAGGATCTTTCCAGATGACCACTTCGGAGTGGAAGATAAACCCTTGTGCCTGAAACGCTCGGATCATGTCGCCTCGGAAATCTTTCAGACCGATGTAGCCGTCCCGTTCCTTGCTCGCAGGGAACTGCATGCAGTGGAACGAAACGTTCCGGCCGGGTTTCATGACGCGCAGCAGCTCACGGACCATGAACCCGAAGTGCTCGAAAAATTCTTCTGTCGTTCGGCAGTTGCCCATGTCTCTAGGGCTGTTGCTGTACGTGTACAGGCTGGCGAATGGCGGGCTGAAGATGCTGTAATCAATCGATCTGGCCGGCAGCCCGGCGAGCGTCTCGACGCAATCGCCGTTGATGATGGTCCATCCTTCGCCGGATGCTTGGTCAATGCAGTTCATGCGATTTTCTCCATTGGATGCTGTTGAAGGCGCGCCGCACGCAATAGCTGCGGGCGATGCTGATTGCCGTGTAAATTGCGCCAATCGCCATGTTGTCGGACAGGCTTATGGCGATGCCGAAGGCCGGCAGTATCGCCGCGTTGGCAATAAGCGATACCGTGTAACCGATCGCCACATTTGCCGCCGACTCAACGGCGCTCTGTGTTCTGGTCTGGCTCATGCTGATGTCGCCAAGAATGCAGGGATGGATACGCGATTGCCGGCGGCGTACTCGTTTGTGTTCTTGCGCGCTCCAAGAACCGAATCACGGACGGCGGCAAGTGTTTCAGAAGCCATCTTGGCTGCCATGTCCTGCGCCGCATCCTGCTTGCGCTTGATGTTGGCGACGACGGATCCATCCTGGTTGCTGGCGAATACATGGATATGAACCGGGCGCTTTTGGCCGAATCGCCATGATCGGCGGATGGCCTGGTAGAAGCCCTCGTAGCTGTCGTTGACGCCGACGAATGCTTGATTGGCGCAGTGCTGGAAATTCAGCCCCCATCCGCAGATCTTCTGCTTGCTGATGAGGACGCGATGTTGTCCAGCCGAGAACCCGACCATTCTCGCCTCCTTGATGTCGTTATCGTCGGAGCCGGCTACTTGCACAGACCCTGGAATTGCTTTTTCGAGCATGTCGCCTTCGTCGTTAAGGTCACACCAGACGATCCACGGGGCGCTGTCTGAATTGACCAGATCTGCGCACGCCTTGACACGCTGCGCCATGCTGTCGCGCCTTGCCTGCCGGCGCTCGGTGAGCGTCTGTGCTTCCATGGCGAACAAGCCATGCGCAGAGTTGTGCTCGATTTCGACCGTGTGCTGATGGATATTGAGCGGCGGGAGGTCGTAGGCTCTGGCGTCGTAGCCAAGATCCGCCGGGCTGCGAATCATGGCTCCCCACGATGCAACCCACCGCCAGAACACTTGCCTGGCATGGCCCTTCAGCCGCCAAACGCTTGTATCCCCGCCGTCGTGGACGAAGAATTCGGCCAGCATTTCAGCACGGCTGCGCACCCCGAGGAATTCCGCATGCGTTCCCAACTCCGTCCAGTCGTTCGGGCTCGGCGTCGCCGTGCAGCAGAGCTTGTACGGCGTGTGTCGGAATGCGTCTATGAGCAGCGCCAGCGTGCGGCTGGCGTGCGATTTGATGATGCTCGACTCGTCAAGAGCAACGCCTGAGAACTGCGACATATTGAACCTGTGCATGCGGTCGTAGTTGGTAATGTTGATGCCGGCCACCACGTCTTGAGCTTCGCGGCAGTGCGTTACTTTGGTTCCCATAATCCGGGCCTCTGAAACGAACTGCTGAGCGACGGCCAGCGGACACAGGATGATGACCGGCCTACCTGAGTGCGCCGTGACGGCATCTGCCCACGCGATGGCCATGCGCATCTTGCCCAGCCCGGTGTCGGCAAAAATTGCGGCTCGACCGCGGCGCAGAGCCCATGCGGTTAGGTCCCGCTGGTGCGGGAACAAATCGTAACCGCGCAATGGCGTGTCAATGCCAGCGGACGCGACGACGCCGATCTTGTTTCGGATGAACTTGGAGTAGGTCATGCCTGGTGGTTCCGTATCACGCCGTTTTCGATCCAGAACGCACCGACGGTATCCGGCAACTTGGTCGGCACCGCCTTGAGGGTGGCGAACAGCAGTGCGGTTTCGATCTCGCCATCTTCGGCAAGGCCATCAAGCCAGAACAGGATGTCTTCGCGGCCGGTCACGTCGAGCACATCCATGCGGTCAAGGACCAGCAGCTTGACGCCTGATATGTGGCTGATCGCTTCGGCAATCATCGCGTCTGCGCGCCACTTCTCTGACTCTGACAGTAGGTTGTAGGGCCGGCCGCCTCCGGTTATGGTCATGTCAGCATCGATGTCGACGCGCAGCCACTCGGTCATGTGCGACGACGACGCCAGTCGCTGGTTGATCGGTCCAAGCGCATCGGCGAGCATCTCGCCAGGTATCCCATTCGGCGCCAGGGCATCGGCTACCGCCTCCCACTTGGTGACGTCGACGTGATAGGCGCGGGCGGTGTCAGTGCGGCTGTCGGCAAGCAGCGCTGTTCGCTCGTCGTCTTCAAGCGTCTTGATGGCTTCCTTCAGCGCCACGCGCGACTTCTTCGCCTCGTCGACCTTCGCCCGGGCGGCGGCGATTTCCTCGGTCGTTGGCGCCGGGGCGGATTTCTGGTCGTCGATCTCGGCCAGGGCTTTTGCTGCTGCGTCGGCGTCTGCCAGGTCGCGCTTGTCGTTCGCGACCGATCTGGCGAGCAAGTCGCGAGCACTCTGATACTCGGCGAGCTTTCCGGGATCGGCCGGGGAGTCGACGACTGGCGGCGGCGTGAATTCGATCAGCGCGCCGTTGGCGTGGTCGTGCCGCAGCAGAGCGGAGCATGCCGGGCATTTGTAGGTTGGCTCGGTCGGAAGCTGCTTGCCTCCCTTGCTCATCTCGGCGTCGACTTTGTCCTGCAACTCCTTCAGTGCCGACTCGTCATGGCGCAGCTTGGCCTCGATGCGGGCGAACTTGCCGGCGCTCTCGCGAAGCCCTGACAGCCGCGCGCCTTGATCTGCCTGCGCCTTGGCCCGGCCCTGCATGTCGCCGATCTGGCGCACGCCGTCTTCGATCTTCTGCGCCAGCGTATCAACCTCGGCTCGGCGGGCCTTCAGATTCTCGGGATTGAATCCTGGCTTCGGCGCCACCCATGACGAGGCCTTGACGCTGCCGTAGGTTTCTCCGGTGACAGTGCGCCATGAGGCCTTGTTGTCACGTGCCTTGGCCTGCGCCTCCTTGTGCGCGGCGTCGAAGCCGGCCCGCAGGTGCGGGGAGATCATCTTGACCATCTCATGGTCGCAGCCCTTGTCGAGCAGGCGTTGCGTGACGGCGTCTCCGTCTGTGCGCAGGCCCATCAGGCCGAAGAGGAACGTGCGGCGCTCGTTGGCCGGAAGGCTGCTAAAGCGCTGTGCGTCGAGGACGTAGGGCAGGATGGCCGGCGGTCGCTCGTCGGTGTGTTCGTGGGCGCCGTTCGGCACGGTGATAGCGCTGCGGCCCCTGTCGTGATCGACCACGACATAGCCAACGGTCTGGCCTTCGGTGATGATGGCCGGGTAATCCTTCTTCATGCTGACGCGCGACGCATCGCCGGTGAGCGCCATGCGAACCGCTTCGGCGATACTGCTCTTGCCGCTGTGGTTGCGCCCACAGATGAGCGTGACAGGTCGCGTCAGGCGGATGTCGACGTCGACGGCGCCGATGAAATTCTTGGC